AACATCAGGCTTCTTTTCAGCAGCATATTGACCAGCCCACTCTAGATGTTCCGTAGGATAGTCCGGCTTAACTTGTGTGTCTGGTATGATTAGATGTTTCATCTTAGTCACCTGTAGCGCAGACTAAAGCAAGGTCATTGTAATAAGTAGCTTGTGCTTCGTAGAAAGCAACCATGTGGAGGTGTAGGTTTGGCCCTCCGAACAGGAAGAACCATGCAATGACTGGTAAGAGCAGCATAGATAAGCTATTTGACACCCCAGCTAAAAGGGATAGTCTGCTCTGTAAAGTACCTGAAGCCCTGCTTGTCTGCCCATTCTCCATGAGTGAGTTTTGTTCCATCTCTTCTACTCCTCGCTCCCGGCATGGGAGTCTTTGGGTTGTAAAATATAAAAACAAGTTCGTCATGTTTGCCCAGCCCTTCCGCTATGTCAACGTACTTCCTAGCTTCTTGTCTGTCCCTGAACCTACCCTTAGCCTCGATGTATATAGTATTCTTACCATCGTGATAGATAAAGTCAGGGTAGTAAGTCTTGTATTGTACATACTTAACAGTCTCTGAGTGACACTTACAGCCTTTGAGTTGCTTGTGGTGGAGGTCATACTCGAACCAGCTATCATAACCCTGTGGTGGTTTGTTCGTGCGCTTCTTCTTTTTACTTGGTTGCTTCATTCGGTGGAGTCCATAGCTGGCCTTCTTCCCTCCTAAGCCAGAGGAGTTGTGCATTCTCAATTACACGCTCCTCAGATTCATGGAGTTCAACACACTTATCATACATCTCCTGCTCGGTTAATCCTTCTAGTAATGCCAGAGACTTCTTATCCCCTATGCCATTGATGCCTATGATGTTATCTATCCTATCACCCATAAGTATCTGCCTGTAGAAGAACAGCAGCCCTTCCTCTGGTGTGACATAATACTTCTGTTTCTTAACAAAGTTATAGTGCCATCCCGGTACTTGGTCAAAGTCCTTGTCAACACTACAGATAATACAATCATCTCCTAGTGCTGTAGCATCTATGGCTATGGCATCGTCAGCCTCTTGTCCCTCTGCAACCACAGCACCCCACTCACCCTCTAAGGCTGCTCTGATGAAGTCGATATGGAGTGGTTTTTCTTTGGTGCGGTTGCCCTTGTAAGGGGCTGTGAGGGCTATCTCGTTGCGGTAGTTAGTTCGACCTGTGAGATAGAGGCGGTAGTCTTCAAAGTCAGAAGAGAGGGCTATGATAGTAGAGACATAGCTATGTAAAACATCGAGAATATATGCGGCTGATTTATTCTCATCTTTCTGTGCCGCATACCCTAGTCGATAGCACAGTATGTCTGCATCAATTAATATCATAGTCCCCTCCTCATCTAATAACTAAAGAGCTGCTTCTTCTAGCTCCATAGCTGTGGCTGGGCCGTTATCTGAAGACCCTCCTGTAGATTCATAAGGGATAAGGTCTGTGATAAACAGCTTCATCATCTTAGCTGACCTACCCTTCTTGTTCTTCCAGTCATAGTAGCTAATCATAGCCCGACCTTTAGAACCATTACCTACTTGGAGACCGTTATCTGTGTAAATCTCCTCAATCTTATCACCCGCTGAGTTGAAGGCAACGATAGGATAGTCAGACTTACAAGTAATAAACTTGCCTTTGTCTGGCTGTTTCTCGTTCTCGTTGACATTCAGACCTACACTCTGCAATTTCTCACAGGCAGCGGCTGACAGGTTACACAAGTCCACAGAATACTTATCATTCATATTCTTGTGGTTAAGAAATGCCCAGTAAATATCAGCATTTAGAACTATATTATCCATATTACTTTCCTCTAGGTTGTATTACTACATTATCTATAGTAAGTCCATAGACAGGCTTTGTCAATGGGTTTCTGCCCAGTTTCTGCCTATCTTAAACTCACCATCTAACGGACAGTTAAGGTCTAATACCTTACCTGCTTCTCTGATGGCATACACGGCCTGATAACCTACGGCCTTTGCTGCCCACTCAGGAACTTCTATCTGCCATTCATCGTGTACGTTAGCCACGAACTTGTAAGGCAGGTTATGTTTCTTTAGAGCCTCATCCAAGATAACAAGGGCTTGCTTCATAACGATAGCTCCTGCTCCCTGTAGCAGAGTATTAAGGCTTGAGTGCTTAGACCTGACAGTCAAACGCCTACCGTCTAAGCCTTTCAACGTACCAGTTTCAGCGATGTCACTGATGCTTTTCCTTAGTTTCTTCAGAGCTGGTGTGTTATCTAGAAACTCATCAATCAATTCTCTGCCTTTGTCGTAGGAGCCTCCGACTATCTGCCCTATCTTTGCTGGCCCTGCTCCGTAGAGGAAGGCATATATAAATGTCTTAGCTTGGTCTCTAGTCTGTAGCCCTGCTGCGTTCTGGTTGGCTGTGTGTATATCCCCTGACAATACTTCATAAGTATATTCCTCATCATTCATGTAGTGAGCCAGCATCCTTAGCTCTAGCCCACTAGCATCAGCACCCACTAGCACGTTACCTTCGTCTACAGTCCAGCACTCTCTGCACTCTCTACCAAACGGTACATTAACTGCGGGTACTTGAGCCATGTTCGGGGTGCTGTGCGTCATGCGTCCAGTCACTGTGCCATTAGTCCTTACCCTGCCATGTACCCTGCCTTCTTTGGTAACTAACTTGAGCCATGACTCTACCTGTGACTGCCTCTTCTGTAGCAATAGGTAACGGTTTATTAGGTTACTCTCTGGAGTGTCTATCTCAGCCAGTATCTTCTCATTGATTATGAGCTGACCTTTCTCTGTCTTCTCCTTTAGCTTTATCCCCTTCTGTTGCAGCCTCTTAGCTATCTGCTGCCTTGAGCTTATGTTGAACTCTTCTATTTTATCCTTGAGTTTCTTGCCTGTCTTTGGGCTTTCTCTGGGTGTAATGATGGGAGGGAATATCTTATGCAGCTTCTCTGTGATGTCCTTCATCTCCATCATGACATTCACTATGATGTCGTTGGCTTTGTCCACATCTAACTTAAAACCATTAGCTTCTTGCTGTTGCAGGATATACGCTACGTCATGCTCTAGCTTGATGGACTGCTGGCTAAACTTCTTTAGAGATAGCTTCAGCCTTTCATGTAGTTTTGCTGTGAGAGCTACGTCCTGCTTGCAGTAATCTATCATCTCATCACTGAGACCTGCATCGTAGTCATTAAAGTTTATCTTGGGAAAGTTTAGTTCCTCACCCCAGTATTCTAGGCTGTGCCTTTTCTGGTCTGCGTGAGCAAGCCTAGAGAGTAGCAGAGTATCAGTCATCTTCTCTCTAGGTATCCTTACATTCCAGACTTTCTCTAGCACACGAGAGTCAAAGCCTGTGATGCCGTGGCCTACGACTTCATCAGCTAAGTCAATAGCTTCCTGTAGACCGCACGAATCAGTAAATACAGTAAGAGTACCTTCCTGTTGAGTAACACAGCACCATATCATATCGTGTGCCATGTTGGTCTCGATGTCCAAGTACAGCGTAGTCATAGCTTATCAACTTTAACTCCCGCTGCCTTAAGAAACTCTATGCCATCTGTGCCAGAATAATCGGTTGCATATACAACTCGTCTAATGCCGGACTGATATATGAGCTTAGCGCAGTTAAGACAAGCAGAGTGAGTACAATATAAAGTAGCACCGTCCCCACTTTCTGTACACCTAGCCAGCTTAGCGATAGCATTAGTCTCAGCATGGAGAACTTCTGGTTTAGTTTCATCGTTTGAATCCTCACAGTCATTGTTCCAGCCACTAGGCGTACCGTTGTAGCCTATGCTGATTATCCTACTGTCTTTGACGATGATACAACCTACCTTAGCCCTCTTTGCCTTTGATAAATCAGCATAGGTTAGGGCTACTTTCAGGTGAGCTACATCTTCTCTCGACAGATTACTCATATTCCAAGTCGTTGTCATTTCTAAGTTCCTCCTCGTCTGCTATAGACCTCAAGTCTGGGCGGTCAATAGCTGGTACATCTTCCGCTATATAACTATAGCACTCGTTACACAAGTCAAGATACTCCAGTGACTCCGCTGACTTCCTTGTAGCTTCATAGTCCGTCAATACTCTGTCACAAGCAGAACATCTCATCGTATTTCTTTACCACACCTACAGCAAATAAAGTATTCATCTGGAGTATACATGATATACATATTGTCATGAAAGCCCAGCAAACATTTAATCTTTCCCCATAGCTTTAGCATTGTCTACCTCCTTAACCTCATTCAATCTGCCTGTTATCTGGTCATAGTGAAGGAAGCAAGCTGGCCCAGTTAGTCCACTAAACCTATTCTTCAACACCCTGACCTTTGTTGTGTTGCGCTCCATGACATCATCAGCTTGAGCATTCCTCTCTAATCCTAGCACAATATCACTGAGCTGTGCTATAGCACCTGAGCCTCTGAGCTGTGACAGACTAACCACTGCTCCCTCCTCATGCCCTTTGCTGTCCGGTCTTTTCAGGTGACTGACAGCGAACACGGCACAGCCTGTCTCTTCCACTAGCATACGCAGCTTGGTCATCACCTCATCCAGAGCCTTACGCTCATCACCGTTAGCCTGACTGGAGACTATCATAGTGATGTGGTCTAAGATGATGTACTTACACTCAAGAGCCTTAGCCATGTGACGTATCCTAGCCATGACATTATCGACTCCCAGACTACCCCAGTGGTCAAAGAAGTGGAACCTACCTGATGCCATCGTAGCATCAAAGGCTTCCTTCCTCTCCTGCTTAGTGGCTTTGATGTCAGGCAGGTGCAGTGGCTTGTTAGCTGACAGAGACATAATAGATTCCACTGTCTTACGGGTAGATTCCTCAAGCATCAGCATACCTATGTTGTCCTCTGTGTTCTTCATGATGTGGTAGGTTATCTCACGAAGGAACTGTGACTTGCCTAAGCCTGAACCTGCTGTGATTGTAACCAGCTCACTGAGCCTGATGCCATAGGTCAGGTCATTGAGACCAGCATAGGGATACTGTAGCTCTGCTCCCTTGAGTGGCTTAGATACCTCAGACCACAGGGAAGCACCGTTGATGATACCGTCAGGCACATACTTCTCTGCACCCCACCAGACAGACTCGAACTCCTGCTTCTTGTTAGCTGACAGATAATCACAGGCATCTTTCATGCCTTTGAGATGCTTGACTACCTTAGCCTTACCGCCGAACAGCTCTGCTACTTCCTTAGCCGCCTTCTGTCCCGGCTCGTCAGCGTCAAAGCAGATAACGATGCTGTCAAAGGTATCAAGGTACTCGTAGTTATTCTTACAGTCACGCAACGCACCTGAAGCACCAGAGCGTATGGATACCACAGGCCACTTACTACCTGTCATCTGGTACACAGCACACGCATCGAACTCACCCTCAGTTATCGTGATGTACTTGGAGCTACCTGCCGCAAAGAGATGCTGACCAAACAGTAGAGTCTTCTGGAAGTCTCCCGCTGTGTGGAACTTCTTGTCAGGGTGTCTCACCTTAGCGGCTATCGGTGTGATGTCAGAGTCCTCACCGAAGTAAGCAAAGTAAGTTTTGTCTGGCAGACGCATGACACCATAGGTCTTGGCTGTAGCTACTGTGATGTTCCTCTCTGTGATACCAGAGTAATCACCAGTAGTCAGGACATTCTGAATATCAGTGAAGGACTGCTTTGGTATTCCCTCATCAGGTGAAGGAGGCACGAATACTGGAGGGCTGTCACTAGACTTAAAGTGTGTGTTGCATGAGAAGCAGAATGCCCCTCCGTCTTGCCAATAAGTCTTAGCATCAGACGAACCACAGGCATCACACGGCTGATGTGTTGCTAGATAGTTACTTGGCATTGTTATTCCTTGTCCTGGCTTCATAGGTTTCCTTGGTAATGCTGGTGATAGCAAATGGTGTTTCCTTAGCCAGCATCTCAGCCCTCTCTAGTGCTTCAAAGTAATCACAGTCAGCACAATAAATCTTATGCCCACCAGCATAGACTTCCCAGTTTAGTTTCTTTCTGCCGTATCTCATAGCTCCTCCGAATACCCGCCGACATACTTCTTCCACTCTGCTTTCTCAAGCACCAGTTTCAGTAAGTCTACCTTTGATACTTTGTATAAAGCACAAGCCTCAGTCACTGTGTGTCTCTCAGCACCTACGTCCTCCGAAGCACGACACAGCCTAATAATATACTCACTTATAGGTCTCTCGTATAGCCGTTCAATCATTGACAATCTCCTCTTTTTGTGTTACAATCAGTAACTATAGAGTTTGTTTAAGTTATTCAAGTAGTTATAGCAGGTATGGGATAAGCTAAAGCAAACTACAGAGATACTCTGTATTAGTCCATATAAAGCCATTCTAGCCACGTTATAGTTACCCTATACCCTACCATTACTTATCGCTTTAAAGGCCTCAGAGGGACAACAGAGGGCTTTAACGGGGTACTGTAGCGTACAATCCTCAGTCCACCTATCTCTGTCAAGCCATCAAACTTCTCAGCCAGCTCGGTGTAGGTCAAGCCCCTGAAAATCATACGGGTATTGTGTAGCTCTACTTCCCAGTCCTGAACCATCTCTTTTATCTTAGACATTCTTAATTCCTCTTATTAATTTAGTTAATAGTTGCTGCACCGCAATAGCCTGGTCAGCCTCATCTCTCAGTAGCTCATAGGTATAGAAGATAGTATCACAGTCATAGCAGGTACGCTTCTTATTCACCCTATGCTTGTGTCTTTTTGACACCCGTGAGTCTTGCACATAGGTCTTGTCACAACCACACTTAGGACAATCCACTGGCTTTCTTCCTCTCTGCTTCCTTGAAATTTTGGTGTGCCTTCATCATGGCTATTACTTTCTGATGCTCGGTGTATCCGTTCCAGTCTCGCACATCTTCAAAGTCACGATAGCAACCTAAGCAGACAGCATCACCCAGAGAAGTAGCTGAGCAGTAGCCGATGCAAGGATTACTCACACGCAAAGGCTTAGGCTTTTCGCCCTGCTTAAATACCCATCGCATCGTCTAACTCCTTCTGATACTTTGAAGCCACTGTCGTGGTGACTTCATTCTCAGCCTTATGTAGTTGCATTGACCATTGTTTTGCTACAGTATAGTCCAGCACATGAAGCCAGTCACAGCGATACAGGTCTGCTACTTCATCAGCCTTTTCTCTGGCAGTCTCATCATCAGGCTGGTGTCCTAATCGGACTAGCTTGGCGTTATCAAGTAGCACGAAGTATTGGTTCTTGTACTCTGGGTATTTCATCTTTTCCTTCTCCTCTGTGTGGTTGTTTTTCTTTCTTCAGGTTTACGCTTCATCTCCTTCATGTACTCATGGTGAGCTGCCCAGGCTGAAGCCTTCACTAGATTGATAGAATCTATCTTGTTGATTTTACTCATCATTCCTCCTCATATAGTGGATTAGTAGGACAATAATACCAGCAGTTCACAGAGAAGTCTAACTGCGGCAAAGGTAGATGCGCCTATTGCGATGCCAGCGATGGAGGCACAGATTATCTCCTTAGTGAATAGGTGTTACAT